ACTGATGAAGCAGGAATGGCTGGCCGATGCACAGGCCACCAAGATTCGCGAGCAAGAGGAGTATATCAATCGGTTAGTGAAAGCTGGAAACTACTTAGACGAATGTCTTTTATCTATAGCTGGAGATAATCTTCCAGCAAAGCAATTGTGGCACAAAGCCAAGGAGGCCAAGCCGTGAACCATAACAACAAAACAAAATGAACATATTCACACCAACAAATCCACCACCTCAACACGACCCAGTCGACTTAATGAAGCAAGCCGACCATCTACTCAACAAGACCGAGCGCAAGCAAGGCTGGCCATACTATGATCTAAAGCACGCGATCCAGTTCGCGCAGATGGTCGTGAAGTTGAGTAAGATCCCTTCTAAGAAAGCTACGATCAACACACTCACGCTAAGACAACAGCCTCAGACCGTGCGTGCTCGCCTGTCACAGGGCAAAGCATTCCTCGTAGACAAGGGCGCAGGGATTCTTCGCGGCCAAATCCACGAAGACGATATCCCTCTCGTGTCTGAGCTCTCAGAGAAAGTCCAGATCTCTGTGCGCAAAGTCAACCTCATCATCGAACTCGTCGAACCTGTGGATAATATCCTCGACGCAATGACTCCGCTGATGGGCGGCAGCGATGAAGATCCCTTTACATTCAACGAAGAGATATTCCGCGATCAGATCGCAGAGTTCATGAACAGCGGAGAGATCGGATCGCAGGCAAGCTGGCAAAACTACACCAGCAGCGCAGAGAAATATGCCAGACAGCTTGCGCTACAAGACAACACTATCCTGATCGAGACAACGCCCACCGAACTTATCGTGATGAAGATGAGCGAGGAGATGTTGAAAGGTCTGGAGTAACCATCCAACACAGTGCAAATCTTCCTACCCTACGCAGACATCGAACAGTCTGCCCGCGTCCTCGACACACAGCGGCTTATGAAACAAAGGGTCGAGAGCTATCAGATTCTCAACACCCTACAAGGCAAGTCAACTGGCTGGCGCAGTCATCCCGCCGTGCGCATGGTCAAAGACTATCAAGCGTGGTTGTGTTTGTACAGCATCAAGATCTGTCAAGAAGCCCGGCGGCGTGGTTATCAAGACAGCCTACTCCCGCATTTCGAGAAAGAGATTCTCACTTATCCTTACATCATCCAGCCACATTGGCTCGGTTGCTATCTACACAAGACGCATCAGAGTAATCTGATCCGCAAGAAAGCAGACTACTACAGACCACACTTTCCAAACACACCAGACAATCTACCTTACTTCTGGCCACCGCTATGAAACCTCTTATGCTAGCCATAACAATCTTCGCCACGGAAACAACACTCATTGCGCTGCATCAAGACTTCGAAGCAAAGCTCCGAGCCATCAGCCAAATCGAAAGCAACGACAATGACAAAGCCAAAGGCCGACACGGTGAACTCTCACGCTATCAAATCAAACGCGCCGTCTGGCGACAGCATTTCCCTGACGAAAAAGATATGCGCCATGTTCCAGCAGAAGCGAGGCGCTGCGCTAAGGCGCATCTATGCTGGCTTGAACTCAAGCTCTGCCTCGCTCAAGGCACCAAGCATCCAAACCCACGAGATGTTTACGCCGCGTGGAATATTGGACTTAAAGCTTACGCCCGCAGAGATTACACTCTTGCTAAACTCCCAAGCAATATCAGACAAAGAGCGGACAGATTTACAAACCTATATGAAGACTACAGAAACCACCAGTGATAATGTCACACACGCCACCGTCGAAAAGCTAGAGCAAGCCCCACCAAAGAAGCATTACTTCTACGCCTATCAATACAGCTTCAACGGCGCATGGTTCTCGACCATGTTACACTACACACCGGAAGAAGCGTTCAATGACATGAGAGACTCTGGAATCGTGCACAAGAAACTTTGTTGTATTGTTCTATGATATGAGCAATCAATCTCTCAACGAACTCGATCTTCTTCTCGGCCTACCTAAGCCAGTCGAAGAGATGACAGACAAAGAACTCGAACGCTTTCTACTTCAGCATTTTCCCCATACACGCCCGACCGGCACCGATCTCGCTTCCCTGCTCAACGATCCTCTGCTCAAAGGCATAGACGTTCAAGCCATCATCAATCAAACTCAGAACTTTAAGTTTAAGAAATCATGAAACTATCCTACAAAGATCTGCCGCACGAAGGAATCCCAAGCATCATACCCATCAACGCATCGGGGCTAAAGATCTCAGCTTGTCCGCGCCGTTGGTTCTTTACTGTGTTCCTCGGCCTCAAGCCCACCGAAGACATCACCGCCTTGACGGTGGGTAAAATTATTCATAAGTTCGCAGAGAACATAGCCTTCGACCGGAGCGGAGAGAAGTGGCAAGATGCCTGTATGGAGGCGTTCAAAGCGGCGAAGGAGAAGAACCTCCCAGTAAAGGATCAAGATCAGATTCGCAAAGCCCTGACCGCTGCGCCTTTGTCTTCTCTCCCACAGCCTCTAAAGTTCGGAGACAATCGAGGGGCTGAGTTACACTTCAACATCCCAGTCGTTGACCGGCCGGGCTTCGCATACATGGGCACAGTAGATGTGCTATCTGCAACGCCCGCCGGGATCGTTCAGATCACCGACTATAAGACCACACGCAAGTACGCATTCAAGGACGCAGTGGCGGGCTACGAAGGCGACACGCAGTTTTCTTTCTACTACTATATCTTCAACAAGTTTGCCTATGATATCTTCCGCGACGATATCAACTATGCAAACTCTGCATGGTATCGCCGCATGGTGATCCGCACGTTGATCGTACAGATCTCTCTGCCAGCCCCAGCGTGGAGGCTTGGCCCAGACTGGAGCTTCACTGAGGAGCAACTCACAGAGTTCGGAGTTGAAGTTAAAGATAAGATCGACACATTCTCCAACGACATCAACGAAGCCTTGGCCCACGATAAGCTCCCGCCGCCTAGCGGCAAGGCTTGCAATGCCTGCCCGAGCTGTCCATTCAAACGTATCTGCTTTGCACAGAACGCCGTCCAGCTTGAACTCTTTTTGTCGGAGTGTTCTATAACTAAGTATGAACCTCTGGCTTGGTAAAAACTAAAACATATGGAAACAATCCCTGTAGAAAAACAAAAACCTCAATGGCCACGAACTCTAATCGCCCTCGTAGGTCCGAGTGGTTGCGGCAAGTCTACATCCTTCCGCAACGTAGATCCCGCGCGCACAGTCATCTTCGATGCCGAGCGAAAAGGTATGCCCTTTCGTGTGCGCGACGACAAGCTCGTCGTTCCGATCGACAGCTATGATAAGCTCACGGTCGAGCTGAACAAGCTAAAGAAAGACACCACGAAAGATCTCGTCGTGATCGACTCTATCACCGCCGCGATTGATCAGTTGCAAGTTAAATGTGAACAAATCTACAAGGGCTTTGACATCTGGAAGAACTACAACGATGGCATTCAAGCGTTGTGTACTAACCTTAAGTCGCTGGATAAAACCGTCATCATCACCGGCCTCGAAGAGATTGTCCCAATCCAAGGCCTCGACGGCAGCATGACAACCCGCCGCCGTCTCTACGTCCAAGGTAAAGAGTGGGCAAACAAAGGCATTGAGTCTGAGTGCCTCGCTGTATGGTCTGTCTATGCAAAGAAAGAAAAAGGCAGCGACACAATCCAATACTTCTTCGCCACGCAGACCGACGGCGTGACCACCGCGAAGACTCCTATCTTCTGGGGCTTGCCTAATCCCATGGAGAATTGCGTAGTCAAGGCGTTGAACAAAGTAGCAGTAGAACTTCTGAAGCCCTAAAATTATGATCGAAAATATTCCAGCCAACGATAAACAACATCGCGAACAAGAAGCCGAGATCCGCTTGGTTCTTAGAGTCAAACAGAATTCTAATGGCAGCGTTAACGGATATGTCTATAACTTCGAAGTCAATAACTACGAAGGTCTTATTCCGAACGCTACTCATCTCCTTAGAGAGTATGACTTTGAGTATGCTACAGATAAGATGATCGAAGTAACGATTGATCACGTCCTCAAAAACAGAGCTTAACAACTTGGCCCACAGAAAGCTCCTCCCCATTTGTCGGTGACAGTTAAACAAACAAACAAACAAAACTAAAATGAAAAAAGGTACTGAAGTCAAGATCGGATTCATCCCCGCCAACGTGTACAAGGTTCTTGTCCACCGCACCGAGACCCGCCAGAGCGGAAAGGGATTCAAGATGGTTGTCTGTGAGTGCGAGATCGTTGCGCCCGAGACTGCTATCGCCAACGGTACAACCTATAAGACCCTCGGTTCGAAGGGCAATATGTACATCATGTTAGAGAACAAGAACGGCGTGGACTCTGCGCTTGAGCTTCTTGCCGCGCCGCTGCAGGTTGTCGGTCTGTATGACAATCTCCCCGAAGATTACTCCGACGTAGATGTGGCTGAGGTTCTGTCTTCGCTGCAAGGTCACGCCTTCAATATGCTCGTTCAGTCTCAGCCCGAGTATGTCAGCGACGATCCCTCTAACTCGCGCGATCTCAAGTTCGCTAAGCGCGACGAGAACGGAGAGGCTATCATCAAGCGATACAACACTCAGTTTGATTTCTCGCAGGTCAAAGGCGTTGCCTCTCTCCTGTCTGCATTTTAAGTCTATCAGATAGAATGGTTACTATCGAGTAGACATGCGCCTCTTAGAGAGACTGCGAGACTTTCTAAGAGGTTTGATTTTGTGGTAAGGAATAGAGCGCAGAGAGAACCTGCGACCTGGGATTTGTGAACTCCCTTCATTGAACACCTTACCACTACGTTAGACATATCGCACCGCTGGCAGACCGGATAAAGTCTGCCTTTTATTTTCTCTTAAATTAACCACCTAATGATAGCCCTCGTACTTCATGGACCTTCGCGATTTGATAAAGAAAACAACGGCATCCTTCTCGGACCCGCCGGAGATTTTGTTCGTGCTGTGTTGGCTCATCATAATCTTGACTTGGATAATCCATCTGCTATTTTTGTAACCTTTGCAGACGATTTCTTCAAGAACTCTAACAAGCCCAGCGGAATCAAGAAGATCATCTTTGCCGGAGCCAAAGCCCTAGACTATCTGCCGCTCGCCAAAGATAAAAGCCTAGATGCTTTTCGCGGCGTAGTCTATACCTCAACAAACAAAACCCAATACATCGTAACCTATTGGCCGCAAGACTGTGTTGACGCATGGGCTATGGAAGATGCTTTGGATGGAGACAATGACAATGAAGATGCGCTCGACAAAGACGACGGCAAAAGCACAAGCCCAACGAAGCGCAGTAACTACTCTTTCTGGTTCGCACAAGACATCAAGAAACTCCTAACTTATGACCCCCAAAAAGTTCAACCTGAACCCCAAGTCTACAACTGCCAGCGAGCAGACCAATGCACAAGTGTCTTCGACCACGAAGGTCCGATCTTCTTTGACATTGAGACTCACCCCAAGACCAACACCCTTACCTGCTTGGCCATCGCGTGTGGAGAGAGTCCTGTTTACTCTGTTCCTGTGTACGATTGGGGCGGCAATCTCAATGTCGGTGTGGTATTCTTTGCACGGTTCATAAGAGAGCTAAAGAAACGCAGAGTCGTCATACACAACGCCCTCTTTGACCTATGCTTTCTCGCCGCCTTCTACAAGATTCCTTTCGGCCATGATATCTATGACACCATGGTCGCAGGCCATCGAATCTTTCCGGAGGCTGAAAAGTCTCTGGCCCATCAAGCAACGCTTTTTTCTAACCGACCCTTCCACAAAGATGAAGCAGGGAACTTTGATCCTCGTAATCGAGCACAATTTGAGCAGCTCCGCGCTTACAATGTTAAAGACGTTATTGTCCTCAGAGAAATTTACTACGGTCAGATTGACCTCATCTCAAGGGACCGTGGACTTCAAGACTCTGTCGATCAAGCTAGTAGATCCCTCGCAGACTACGCCTTCATGTCCCTCCACGGAATGCACTTCGATCCCGTCAAGCGACAGTACATTGTAAGAAAGTGTGAAGAGAGATACAAACAGCTCAATCGCGTCCTCAAGATCCTCGTGGGCTTCGACCTCAATCCCGGCAGTCCCGATCAGGTCGTGAAGTATCTCCATCAGCAGCTAAGATATAAACCGGAGAAGACAACAGACAAAGGCGCACCCTCTGTCGCCGGGGATGCTTTGTATAAGATCAAGATCAAACACCCTAAGAACGTAGCCATCGACGTGATCTTCGAGATGCGTCGTATGGTGAAGCTTAAGGGTATGCTCGGATTTCAACAGTGGATTTGGGAATATTAATTTAGGAACAAAATGCAAGACATTAAAATAAAAGACGAATCAATCGCAGCCTCCTTCATGCGCGCTGCTGTGTATGACGCATCGAAGTTTGGCCACGTGATCTCAATGCCAAAGCTTAACGGCCTAAGATGTATGTATCTTCCCGGCCAAGGCTTTTATTCGCGAGACGGCAAGCGGTGGAATGATTCCGTGCTATCCTATATCATTCCGCCAAAGACAGACTACATCATCGACGGCGAGTTGTATTGTCACGGCATGAGCCTTCAGGCCATCAATAGCGCAGTGGCAGTCACTCGCATACATCCCGGCCCTAAGGCTCAAAAGATAACCTTCAACGCATTCGACATCGTAGAGCCTAAGTTCAACGCCATGACGCGTATGCTTATGCTAGACAAGATTCTCCGCGACGATTACTTATCGGCCGGAATGTATCTCGTAGACTGGGAAATCTGCAAGTCGCGCATTGATCTCGATAAGGCCTATGAAAAGTATCTCGCCCTCAACTATGAAGGCCAGATGCTGAAGAGCGTGTTCGGATCTTATATGCCACAGGGCGAGAAGGAACGCCCGACGATGAACCTGCAGAAGCGCAAGGCATTTCTCGACGACGAGTTCGAGTGTATTGGACGCGTCGTCTCGACGGAAGGTAAGTGCAAAGGTAAGCTAGGCGCACTTAAGTTCATCACTTCAAGGGGCGTAAGCTTTGAGGTCGGGACGGGCTTTACCGACGAGGAACGCGAAGAGTATATTGCACCTAACTATCATTTCCAAAAGAAAGCAACGATCAAGTATCTCAACCTCACAGACGACGGTCGCCCGTTTAATGCGTCGTTCATCGGATGGCGCGACGACGTTTAACCTCCAATAATATGTTCACACAAAATCTACCCAAGCATCTCTATCTAAACGTAGACACAGCCTTTACGCACAAACATCCGCAAGGCTATATGCCTGCGATATGGTTTGCGATAACATCTACGCCCGGCCGCGCATGGGGCTGTCATGTATTGCTGGAGAACGGCGCAATCTATCGTAATCTTCCGCTCCACGCGCTATACTTTGGTTCTAATATACTCCCCAGCGAATGGCCGCTTAAACGATCTCAACGCTGGGATTGCTACGGTTGGAATTTCGAGACCATCCAGTATACTTATCTGCGCGGTCAGCGTTGTATGGCAGATTGCGACGGCCTTATATACTACGGCGACTATCTCTTCACAGCCGCGCCCTTCGACGATGGCTTCAGTGACGATCCAGAGCAGAACAAAGAGTTCCTCTTTATCGAACTCGACAACGGTCGCGTCACGGTCCAGCCCACGAACAAAGTCATGATCCTCGACGATAGCTTTCATAAGAATACTGACTGGCCGACGGGCCTTAAAGTATCTAAAGAGATTTATTCCTGCGAATAGATATGCCCACTCCACACATCCACTGTCTGACTTCTCTTAAAGTGGCGGGCACAGGAAGCTTTCGCCTCGCGAGTGGTCAATTTTTGGGCAACTACGGAGCTAACCTACAGAACCCCGACAAGGAAGCTCTCGATATCTATATCGCACCGCCGGGCATGAGCTTCGTCCAGTGCGACCAGAGCGGCGCAGAGGCTCTCATCGTGGCCTATCTCACACGCCCCGGCAAATACAGAGAGCTCTTCAGCGTGGGCATCAAGCCCCATACCTTCATCGCTCTTCATATCTTCTGCGAGAGTATGCAAAACATATGGCCTCTCGCGGGCAAAAGTCCAAGCTATTGGAAATCTCTATCGCCTAGCGAGCTAAGACAAGAGCCAGACTGGAAGCCTCTCGACAAAGCAATCAAATCTTCAGACAAGGAATACAAGATCGGCAAGATGGTCTGCCATGCTTCCTCTTATAGGATGCGTGAGCGGACCTTCCAGCTTCAGACACTCAAACAAAGTCACGGCACTCTTACCCTCAGCCTCCAAGAATGCAAAGTCTTTCTTGGATTCTTCGCATCACTGTTCCCCGAAATCATAGAATGGCAAGATGAAATTGAATTTAACATTAGAGCTAAACGTGAGCTCCGGAATCTATTTAACTATCCGCGTAGGTTCGAGAGAACTATTACTGACTCTTATATCAGGGAAGGCATCTCATGGATTCCTCAATCCACCGTGGGCTGTATCACTCACGCCGCGATTAATCGGTATAACAGAGAACGCCCAAGCAATACGCTACCGGCGATTAACAATAAACATGACTCTTTTCTGGCGTTGGTACTCGATAATGATATCGGCACAACAGCGAAGCACATGCAGGAATGCCTCGCAATATCTCTCACCGGCCGAGATGGAATGAACTTCACCATGAAATCAGAAGCCCAAGCCGGAAAGAATTGGGGTAAGTTCTCTGCCTCTAATCCACAAGGCATGAGAGACTTACCTTAACAGTGGCCCAATAAAAGCTCCCTCCGATTTATGCGCCAGACGAACGACCGAATAACTCAGATCGTGAATGCGATCCGCGAGAAGATCAAAGAGTGGCCGCCTAACCTGCCGCCGCCCTCGGTCGTTATTGTACACGAGACTCACCTGCCCAGCGAGTTCGATCCGAACTTTGAAAAGCTAGAAGGTTTCGACGTAATAACCACACTACAAATCCGTAAGAACTCTGTGAGACTCGCTTACTTACATGAGCCTATATGAAGACTGGTGCTTGTACACAAAGGACGTACAAAGCCCGCAGCCTTTTGTCGACGCTGCATTCTATTTCATGATCGGTGCCGCCCTTCAAAGGCGCGTTTGGTTTGGAGACTTAGACTTTCACGCAGTATTTCCCAATCAATACATCGCTTTCATCGGACCTGCTTCGGCGGGCAAGTCGCTCATTACGACTCCGATGAAAGACCTACTCGAAATCCCCGCCGATATCAAGTCGCCCGAGAACGATCTCGCGGCCGATCTTCTCGGCGAGGATGCAGAGTCCACACGCGGAGGCTCACGACAGCCTCTTATCTATATCGCGCCCAACAGCACAACCTTCGAGCAATTCACAATGGAGACTTCAAAGGTCGCCTATCTCCATCGTTATGTTGATGAACAGAACAGACGCAAAGCCTATCATCACAGCTCTCTCGTCTTCATCCTCGACGAGCTAACATCTATCTTTAAGAAAAATGCAGAACAACTTTCAGACTTTCTTCTCGAAGCTTATAACGGTGGAAAGAAATACGTCCGAAAACTTAAGCACAGCGATACAGACTTCTGCACAAATATGTGTATCAGCCTGCTCGGCAACACGACGCTCGGCAAGTTTCAAAGTCTACAGAATCAAGACATTCTCTCTGACGGCTTTATGGCTCGTACGATTATCGTCTATGGGATCGAAAAGCGTTTCCATCTATATTCCATTCCTCCGCTTTCGGAGGAACAGAAGGCCGCGAAAGCTCGCCTGCAGTCTTACATTCGGGAACTCAACAAGCTCTATGGACCTGTCATTCTAAACGACGAGGCCAAAGAATACATCCACGAACACTTCGAAGTTAATCCTTCCTCAGTCCACACGAACAAGCATCCGATGCTCGATGAGTATTATGGCCGCAAGAATCTCCATCATCAGAAGATCTTGTTCGCCGTACACTTTGCCCGCACGACGGACATGATTATCACACGCGAAGATACCGAAGAAGCCACAGCCCATCTTGCACGTCTTGAAAAGGATATGCACATTCCCTTCGTAGGAATGGGGCGCAATGAGAGCGCAAAGATCTCAGAAGATATCTGGCGCTACATCAAGACAACGCAAGGCACAACCAAGAAATCAATCTTTGTCAGGTTCTATCAGGCACTGAAGACACCCGACGAACTCCGCCGTGTGCTAGATGATCTAGTCACGATGGATCGTATCAAACTAATTAGAATAGAAGGAGTTGAACAATATGTCGCAAAGTGAAAGGAGTAACGTAGAACGCCGCCAAGAGTTTCTCAAGGTCGTAGAAGGCTTGGTGTGTAGAGATCGCAACGTGACGCATGGCGATGCAGAAGATAACTTCAAAGTGATCGCAGCTTTGTGGAGTTCATATCTCAACGGGCCTATCGACTCGAAGGATGTGGCCGCGATGATGTGCTTATTCAAAGTCTCGCGTCTTATCAACAACATAGACAACCTTGAGAACTGGCATGATCTCGCGGGCTATGCAGCCTGTGGCGGTGGGATAGTGATAAAACAATTAGATACTAAATAATATGTCAACGAAGATTAAGATCGAGAATCAGACCGAAGTGCCCGTCCTTGTGGCGCTCTTTGAGCAGCCTAAATGCAACGACCATCCGACTCGCTCGGCTGTTCTCAAACCCGGCGAAAGCTGCGACTGGGGCAGTGGCTCTGTGCCGCTTGGCAATTACCAGTGCTATGCCGTAATGAGTGGCGACAATAGCAGCCATGACGAGTGGGTGTGGCACTTCCCCGGAGTTGCTGAGGTGGTAGCCCCGCTGGAGCTGGGCTTCAAGCTGTGGCACCAAGGCGACATCGACTGGCTGAATGTCAAAGCCATGTCGAGCGATGATCTTAACGCCACGTTTGGCTCTGCGTACACCTCGGCCAAGAGCAACACCAAATCGTGGAATGGAATGTCGAGTTGCATATTCCACATTCGCGGCGGCCCAAGCTGGGTCGAAGAGACCGAACAAGTGGGCATCTTCCGCCCGAAGACAGTGGCTTACAATGGCGTTCAGTCTACGCCAATGAAGAGCGAATAACAAACGAAAAGAAAACCCGCCCTGTGATAAGCAGAGCGGGTTTTTTGTTGTCTTAATTTATCGTATCCCAGACATTCCTTCTATCAAACTCTTGCGATACTTGTCTTCATTCTGTCTTGTATAGTATCGCTTCAGCGTCTCACTTCCTTTTCCTGGCTCCGCGCCTTCGACAAAGTCTAGGTATCTTGCGGCTTTCATAGGCTGTCTTTCCAGCGAAGGCATGATAGCATTCTGACTAGTCTTCAACTTTCTAATCCGGCTCGCATAATCTTCTGGTGACGTTGCTTCTGTTCTTGCACGCGACACTAACTCAAATGCCTCTTCGCCGGTCTTCTCCGTAATCTCACCCCGTTCAAAATCTCTCTCAGCCAAATTGCTGTAGTTCACAGCAAACGCACCACCCTTACTCGGCGCACCAATCAACTCGTCATACAACCGACGACGACGGCGATCATCATAGCGCATGTTCTCATCTTCATCCAACCAATTCCGCGCCACGCGAGCAACCTGCATATGACCAATCACTGAATCTTTAAGCAAAGCTTGCATGACCAAGCCGAAGTCTTCACCATCATCCAATGCTTTAGCCGCAGCCGCAGCCCGCTTGCTTACGTCATAGATCGCATCCAGCGCAGGCATTGTTGCCACGCCCTGCGCACTACCACCAGACGCTGCATCAAGCGACATCTTTACAATGTCTCCTGCGAATCCAAACGTGCCTAGCTTTTGCGCCATCGTCAGGAGTTTCTGCGCAAGAAGCTGCCCGCCATCAGCCCCAAGCTGTCCTTGATTCTGCTGCATCCAGCTTTCAAGTTCTTTCCATGATATGTCTTTACCTTCACGGTTGTTCAACCATTCCTGCACAGCCCCAACAGCGCCGCCACCAAGCACACCTATCAGCATCTGCCCAATCAAAGGCTTGACGTTGCCTTGCATTGCAGGCTGTATAGCATACTTCACAAACGAATCATACTGTCCAATGCTCCACTTACTCCATGTCAGATAAGGAGCCGCTGCGCCCTCAAGAACAGAGGCGGGAAGTTGTCTCATGTCATAAGAACCCTGCAACAAACGCCCAACTTGTGCAGCGAGATCAGCATCCGAACGCGTACGCCAGTCAGGACTCAGCGTGTCAAGCATCTGTAGCGCACTCTTATCACCGCCAAGCGCAAGAGTCTTGTTGTATTTCACAACAGTCTCGCCCCAAGCCTGTGCAACCGTACGCGCTACAGACTCCAACTGATTAAGCCCGGTGCCCTTTGAGATCACACGCGCAACCTTATCCATAAAGCCTACAGAATCATCAGCGATTCCTAGAACTTGACGCATATTCTGCGCAGCATCTCTTTTGTTCAGACCCGACGCATAAGAGCGTTCTTTCAATGCCGCCCAATCTCCAAGCCGATTAGTGAAGTCAACTAAGCCCGACGTGTATTCGCCAGCGGGCATATAAACCAAGCCCTTAATCAAGGAGGTTCCAATGTCACCTACCTTTGAAATAGGTCCGATCGTAGCCGCGCTAACAGAGCGACCAATTCCAGCCAACATACCATCGGTCTTCTGGGCCGGTGTGCCGCGATACTCACGCAGAACAGACTGGACACTATCGTTGTTGATAACTGGTGTAACAGACGCAAGAATGTTCGCCGGGATCGGTTGGTTATTCACCATCGTCTTCGCGCCCAACGCAGCCATCGCCTCGGGCGAACTCTCAACGTGTTTCTGATAAGCAAAGTCTGTGGCCGACCGCTTCGTATAGTTGTCAAGGTTACCGATTAGATCATCACTGCGCCAAGTAGGCGGCAGCGGATAACCTTCAGGCTTACGCGCACCAGAGAACGGAATGCCGCTTTCGATGCCCGGTGTCTTCGCAGTGATCCGTAGCTTTTCTTCAAACTTATCATTTGCGTAGCGCTGAGCTTCTTGCAGAGTAGCGCCGTCGGCCTGACGAAGCTGCGTGTTCCATTGCTTGAAATCATTCTCAAGCTTTGTATACTCAGGCGATCCTTGCTTTGTGGTAAGTATAGCCTTGACTTCATCCGCAATAGCGTGCAACGGAATGTATGTCGGGTTAGTGCCACGCGCACGTTGACCCGCAGTGTCTCGCACAGTAAAGCCCTGCGCGTTATAGTCGTTAACGATTGCTGGGAGATACTCGTTACGGAGTTGATCGTAGGCAGGCTTAAGTTCGGCCGCCGGGTTTGACCTAACGCCAGCATCAAACTCCTGCGCTAAGTGATTAAACAAACGCACTTGATCTTCCGGTTGCAACTTAGCAGCAAGAGAATACTTGCTTGACCATTCACCTTGCTTATAGTCGCGAGTGTTAGACGCATCACGGATCGTGCTACCGACGCGCTCAAACGATCCGCCTTGTTTAATCAAAGCGTCCATCTCTGAAGGTGTCTGAATCTTTTCAAGGACGCTGCGTTGATAGCGAGTCTCATCTCCAACATCACCAGTCTTCGCCGCTGCAACACCCTTCCAAGGCACAGCCTCAGTCGTAGCATAGTGCATCCAAGCCAGCGCATCTTCAGGAGAAAGCTTCATCCCAACCATACTCTTTACAGAAGACTTCAGCGCATTAAACCACTGACGAATCTCGCCCGGCTTGACGTTAGGATAAGCTTCACCGAACGCCTGAACAAGACCTTCCTCAAGTGCAATGTCTCTCGCCTGTTGTTCATTCTTACCCTCAGCCAAACGCGCTTCGTATTCGCGCTTGTACGCTTCAGAACCCTCAGCAGTATCCATCAGCGAACGACTCATCCGTTCATTGGGAGATGTCTTAAACACATCGTGACCAATTTCGTGGATCGCAGTGTCGGCTGTGGCCGCCAAAGGATTGATGTAGATAACGCGCTCACCATTTTCATTGACGACGTATGCGCCGCGAATACCTTTAGCTTGTTGCTCGGGCGTGGCAGGTACGATCCTCAAGCCGCGTTGAGCCGCAAGCTTTGTAGCTGCATCAAGGTCAGCCTGATTGAGCAAGCCTTCGCCACCCGCACGTTGCAAGCGCGAGTATAGATCATCAGCAATAGCCCGCGCGTCAGCGAGTTCTTGCTTGGCTTGAGCAATGTCTGGTGCGCCTTGTTCTCTAACGCCCTTGCGAACGACAGACGGTGCGCGCTCAGCCAGCTTCAGCAACTCAGCCTGACGTGACTGTAAACTCTGCAACCGCGCAGAGGCCTCATCATTTAACGCCTGTGCGGCATCAAGATCCTGCATCTTCCTAATCTCAGCCGCATTCTGTTCAGCTTCAACACGAGCATTGTCTGCTTGTATCTTCTCAGCTTTCGCCACTTCTTCAGGCGTAGGCTTGAGAGCTTCTTGTAGAGTTACACCTTCATCAACAGGCTTAGCCGCTTCAGACGGACGCCCAAGGATCTCTTCGGTTGTGACGGCTGCACGAGTAGGTCTGGCGACTTCAGGAGTCCAGCTTTCAGGAGCCACACGACTACCGCCTTCAGGCGTAAAGGCTCCTGCACGCTCACGCAAGGCACCCATCTGTTCGCCACGATACTCAGGCGTACCTTTCTGCACAGCCAACGCACTTTTGCTTTCATCCATCCGAGCAATGTCAGCACGCTCTTCAGGACTCAAGAACTTATTCTGCACACCACGTTCATGAGCTGCATCGAGAGCCGTCTTTAAAGAGTTTGCAAGAAAATCTGGAAACTTCTTAGGATCCTGAATGACCTCATAAACCTCAGGCAAGCCTGCCAACTCAGCAGCCATACCCTTAGGCATACGTTGCTTGATATCCTTTGCTATTTTTTCAATATCGTTAATGCGCGCAGCTTCAGGTTGCTTCCACCATTCCATCTCGGGGCGAGTTTTAAACATCTCAACCTCACTAGGAGTCATTCCTTCAACAGCAGCAGCATCTTTGCGAATCGCACCAAGATCCATTGCTTGCTCGGGCGCAGCAACGTCAGGCTTCAAAGGTGTCAATCCAAACTTACGTCCAAGCTTAGTAGGATCAGCGAAGAGACTTCCAAGTGCAACGTCCGCTGCGAATCGAGGCACAGAGAACTCTCCGCCCTGTGACATATCAAGAAGCTGACCCGCTGTAGAGCCAGCCACATTAACACCCACGTTAGCTACCGCCGGAGCAAATGCTGCACGCGTTGCCTGTTTAGACATACCCATCGCAGGCGCAGCAAGTCCTTTGATACCTCCAAACGAAGGACGCATCGCTAGCGCATTAGGTGCAAAGCCACCAAGATAAGAAGCGACAGGCTGATCAGTCTGTGCACGAGACATCTCCTCAATCGCAGAAGGCGCAAACTCTTCTAACGCAGCCTCTTGCAATTTGCCCGCGCCATAGCCGCCAAGAAGACCACCGCCGATGCCGCCAATTACAGTGCCGGGCAAACCAAACATCGAGCCACCGAGCGCGCCAGTCTGTGCGCCAGCGTAAAGACCTGCCGCACTAGGCAACAGGTTACCAGCAAACGAAGTAAGCCCCGCGCGAAGCGGAGACATTACTTCTTTCTGCTGAGGCTGATTGATAGGATTATCAAATATATTACCTTGATCATCCACGTCATAAACAGTCGGATCGTAGCCGTTATCTTGAAGCCATTTATATTGTTCTTGTGTCATGACCTTATGAGTTAATAGCCCATCGGAATAGCAATGCTTGGATTACGCAGGGGATTTCTACGCGTGCGTTCTTCCATGCGCTTGAGCATTTCAGGATCTTGTTGTGCGCCAGAATTAAACAATAGCTGATTAAGGCCCGTTGCACCACTACGCAGAGGATCCATAAAGGATTGAACACCTTCACCAACAACTTCTCCAGCACCACGCATAAAGCGAGGAACGATAGCGGTATTTTCAGGCGCAGTTGCAGGCAATGGACCGCCCATTCCAACACCGCCACCGGGAGGTAAAACACCACCGCCTAACGTAGCACCTGTACCGCGATCAACCTGACCGCCGCCACCATCTTTAGGAGCCATTGCGCCCGGCATAGTAAGCCTACGAAATCCTCCAGGCGTTCCCTTATTTTTTCCAAAGCCCGGCATTCCAGGAGTATGTTCAAAAATCTCACCCTTCTCATTCTGATATACATTGTCACCTAGACGCTCAACATTAGCTCGCCGACGATATTGAACTTCACCAGCTCGATAAGCCTGATCACCAGCCTGACCATCACGCTGCAAACCAAGACGCGCTTCGTCAATAGCTCTACCAGCTGCGCCTTCATTAGCCCGCAATGTTCGATTGGCTTCATTATCTTCGCGTACCAAGTTTTGCTGGGCGGCCGTAAGTGCTCGATTAGCAGCTCCTTCATTCGCACGCAAACCCCTATCAGCTGCATTATCTTCTCGAACTAAGTTATAATGCGCAGCGGTAAGCGCACGATTAGCTTCACCTTCAGATAAGCGCGCAGCACGATCAGCTTGTGATTCTCCAGTGCGAAAAGCTCTATCTGCTGCACCTTCGCTAGAGCGAAACGCTCGATCAGCCGCACTCTCGCCTTTACGGAAACCAAGCTCGGTTTCCAAGCGGCGCCATGAAGCGTTATTCTCCTTCTCAGCCAAAGCAACACGCGTATCACGATCAGCCTGACTTTCACCCTGACGAAGCGTGCGGTCAAGATTATTCTGAGAGCCAGTAAACTCACGCATTGCTTTATTCTGCTCCGCAGTGAACTCACGATCTTCTTTCTTTAATGTGCGATCAGACTCCATGCGCAAACGAATCTCATCAGCCAGATCTTCTTTTTTTGCCTGTCGTTCTTTTTCCGCCTTAGCATCCGCACGCCACTCAGCGCCCTGTGCTTGCTGCGCTGCAATGTTCTGTTGATTAGACTCATCGCCGAGCATCCGACGAAAGAAACCGCCCACGCCTTTAGATTCCTGAAACGGCAGATTCTCTCCGCCAATAGCCTTGCTCGGATCAAACTCTTTATTCGCCCGCTCAGGCACAAGAAAGCTAAGATCAATCCGCGGCCCGCCACCTTGAATCATATAGCGAGCAGAGCCGCCACGATTCTCGATAGGCTGTTGGGTCTCTGTGATCATCTGCGGCTGAGTAGAAGCCTCGCCGTCTGTAATAGACATGGCTTCAGGGCCAGCCTCTTGAATGGCTGCAGGGATTTGACGCGATTCTAAACCACCGCTGCCACCTTTAGGTGCAGTCTTACCCATAAGCGGAGAAGGATCTATCGTGGGTCCAGTACGACCATAGACTGGTATAGACGAAGTCCCACCTTTTGTTCGAAGATACCTAGAAGGTCCTCCAGTCACATATGGATTAGCTGCACTGCGTCGCGTAGATTGAGTTGCCATAATATTTATTCTACAAAGTTCTCACCAGCACTCGATACAGCGCCAGTATGTTTTTGAATGTTGACGAAGATTAACGGAAGGTTGTCGTTTTGAAGCCAGTGTCTTTCGCCCTTGCGGATATTGTAAACGCGGAAATCAAAGAAAGGCCACATCTTTGTGATGTGACCTTTATTGATCGTCCCTTTTCCGAAGAGCTTAAAGAACTTACCATCAAAATCGTGATGATGCGGCGGAACGTAAGTCAGCGCGGGTAAATGCCAGAGTTCCAAGGCCCAGCTGCCAACCTTAAGTTGAACACCTCGGCAGGCACGCCAGCTTGTTCGCCGTAGTATTCCCACAAAGCGAGATAGGTTTTTTGTAGGGGACTGAACATCCATCCTAATCCTTTGCCGTTGACATACCACTCAGCATGAGAAGTCATCGGCTTGATAAGAAGCACATTGACTACAGCGCGCCAGCCTTTCGAAGCCCTCATACGAGGCACCAGAAAGCGGCTCATTATGCGATAGCCTTCACGAATCTGAGGCGTATAGTGCAAGTCACGCGACACCTTAACCGCGTCAGGGATATTCTCCCAGCCGTAGTAAGCCTCTGCAAAGGTCCAGCAGCAAGACGGCAGCGAACCCATTACCTGCGAGAACTGATCAAGCCCAGTCTTGCGCGATGCATTAAGTTGATTCTCTTGCTGACGCATCTGACTCGCATTGCCGAACAAGTTCATGCCCATCGCGTTAGACTCCTGCCCAACCTGCGACGCGCCGCCCGTCCGAGCCTCGCCTTGATTGATCGAAGGGCGACCAGTCGTAAGCTGGAACGTGTCGATCTTAGACGACAGAGGCTGCACTGCGCCCGTCGCAAGCTGAGCTGCATTAGCAATCGCACTCTGACGCTGCTGCTTTCGAGCCTCACCTGCGCCACCGAACGCCAGCGCATTAGCCACGGTCGAAGTCGCCGTCGGCGTAGCGCCAGTGCCACGCGCATAGTTCTCACGCGCCATCGAGCGATCAATCTCAGCCCGCTCAGCCCCGCTCAAGCCAGCGTTGGGATCAGTCAAAGATCCCTGAAGCTGTTCGAGATTCTGCAACGCCAACTCACGCGCACGATAAGCTTCAGGATCAGCTTCCTTCTGCGTGCGCATTGCCTCACGAACGAGGTCACGGCCGGTGCCGCTCACGATACCGAGATCGGTCTCGGCTTGAGCCTGTGCATTCTGTCGCGCTATGTCAGAGCCAGTCTTTGCAAACTGCGGCCCGAACTGCCGATAGAGATCAGCATTAAGCTGTTGATCTTTGGGCGATATCTCAGCCCGCAGCCTCTGCATAGCAGGTTCATACTGTTGAGCGGCTTGCACTTGATTCTGAATCATCGGAATAAGATTATCCCGATAAGCCTTCATCACAGATTCCATCGACTCCGAGGTGTTCGGAATAGCTGGCGACCCATTAACAAAGAATCCACTAGGAATTCCATTGTCAACTTCCAGCCGCGTAGATTCCCAGACCAACGTGTGGCCGAGAACTATAGAGAGATTGATCTCAAATGTGTTCATTATTTGCTAAATTCAGAAAGTTTATACTGTACGTTTTGCTTACTCTTACGCCGCGCACCACTCACCGACCAGTCAGGATAAAGATCAGTCCATGCGTTCACAGCTTCTCTTAAGGAACCGCGATCGCCAAGGATAGTTAAGATGTGAATGTTCTTTCGATCGTGATCTAGCTCGCACCATAACGCGATCAAAGGAGTCTCAGTCTCTTTCTCTATGACAAAGAGTTCGTTATCTTTACCCTGCAAGATACGGTCACAGTGCATCACGATATCAATGTCAGGAGAATCTCCGAACGCAGCCTTGCGGCCGGGATGATTAAGCACCCAGTCGAATAGCTTTATGGCATTGATATGTGCGCTCATACTGGTTGAAAATATCTATCCAGAATTGAGCCAGTTGATGTTTTGCAAACAAACTCCACAGAGAGCTTGCTCACTGCGGCTTCCCAATAGGCTCCTTGAGCGGCCGACGCAAAGCTTGATTGAGGAATGGGAGGATTATGGACGGTAGTAAGAGCCTTGCCGCCAGCACCGCTGATAAGAACGGGAAGCCCATTCCAGTTAAGGCGTTCAACCAGAGCAGAACATCCAGCCAAGAGAGCAGTTGCGCCCCAGTCTTTAAAGGGCACAGCTTGGATAAAGGCCAATGCGCCATTAGTATTCGTAGCGCTATAGAAGTCATCGCCACTAGTAAAAGGCGGTTGATGCACGACAACCCATTTGTGTTTCTTTGTGCTGTTAGCTAAGGCATTCTTGAGCCACTGGAACTGAACGCTATCTGCGATCGTGTTAGGCGGCGTAAAAGCATTATCAATTTCAGTCTGCGCCAATACAGTATCAAGACCAGTATTGATCAGAAAGATATCAACATAGTCAGACGTGTATTGGAAGTAACGTACGTGTTGTTGATAGTTAAACAACGGACTCGCTGCGGCAGTCTCATTATCAAACTGACCGGGCACAAACAATAGCTTATCTCTAATAGCATCCCAGAACGGCGTAATGGTTTGAGCCAATGCCGCAGCGGTGCCTGCTTCATAGCCCACATAAGGCAGTCCGTAGTTGTGATTGCCCGTGCCGATAACCTTCGTCAGGCCATTGATAGCGCGGATCTTAGCGTTGACGGCTTTACGTTGCGACACCTCAGTCAAGGTAAAGGTGGGCGACGTAACGCCACCGACGATATCAGGAACACCATCATTGCCTATGATCGCAAAGGTCTCATAGGAGATAGATCCGATGATGCCGAACGGATTAACCTTAGGCCACACGCCAGCCTGCTGCACTTCAGCACTTGCAGAAATCAACAAGCCATCCGTGTCAAACCGAATCATCACGCCCACGCGATCACCTTCAGGCGCAATGTCCATAAAGTTAATCTCAGCGGTCGCAAACACACCATCAGTCAAACCTCCGTTATAAGGAATGCTTACAGACGACTTAGAGTTAAACGGCAGCGGATTAATCGTTACGACTTTGCGGTTACAGTATTGTCCATTAACATACAACGAAGCTTCTACTGTTCCGCCAGCAGCTACACCGTTAAAGCCCAGCCGCAACAGCTGCATCTTAACACTCTTGTAGTCATCAGCCGGTACAACCTCAGATCCATATAACGTAACGGTTGCTTTCTGTTCAGATCCAAACAAACGATAAACCCCGGTCGCCGTCATGAAGTAAGTATCTCGCGTACCGTTATCTAACGTAGAAGCGAACTTGAGTATGGTTCCGATGCCTGGATAAATATCGAGAGAGACGAACTTCTGGAGCAGCATATCATACCACAGAATGCCGTTGCCATAGATCGTCGTGACTGCGAACAGCGCATAGTTATCGTGTGTGCCTGTGGCCGCACTCGTCTGCGTGATGCCGTCAATAAGCGAATTGATTGGACCGCTAAAAGGCGCATTCCGACCCTCAAACCGGAACTGCGTGATCCCGTTAAAACTCCTGATTCCAGTGTCATGAACAAATGCCACATCCCCTAGCACGTCCACAACAGAATCAGGATTTAGCGGCCCAATCGAAGTAATGCTCTGATTGCGGAATGTAGGTTCCGCATAGATCAGATTGTTATAGTCTGGATAGACTAAGAAAGATGAGTTCTGAGTGCCGACAAAGAAGCCTCCGTCATTGGCATTCAGCGGCGCAAGACACGTTACGTTGTTATAGTCGACGTTCGTAGCCATCGCCAACGCTCCGCCCTCTGCTTCGTTTGCTGAGGTCTTGTCGCCGGTGGGCGTGACTGCGACAACAAAGTTTAAGGGCGCTCCAGTAACTGAGCGCACGATCTGATTGCGCTTCGTGAATTCGTTGGGCGTGAGAGTTTCCGCCGCAACAGCGTAAAGAACGCCGTTATAGAACATCGGAAAGTTTGCAATGGGAACATACTCAGGAACGGCTATAGACCAAGATACGTATGTGCCTGTCACGCGAGAACTGCCGTCGGGAAAGATAATCCACGGTTGCGATGTTCCATCCATCACAACGAGCGCAGAAGGCGTAGCTCCGACAGCACCGCCGAGTGTAAGAGTGCCGGTCGATGAAGTGACTGAGCGAGTAAAGTTTACGGTCGACGAAGGGATAAGAGCTGTGAAAACACGAGGCGCTGTAGAGCCCATCGTGAAAGACTCTATCAACTGCCACGTTCCGTTTGTCAGTTTATAGA